GGGAGTTCTCGAGCTCCCTTCAATATTTTTTTTTAAATAATTATGGCAGATTTAATAACACTACAACAATACAAAGATTTTAACGGTTTAGAAAGCGTTAAAAATGATGCTCGAATCAATAGCATTATTGATAATGTTAGTCAGTTAGTCAAAAATTATTGTGCTTCTAGCATAATTGATTATGCAAGCAGCGCCAAGACTGAGTTCATTACTATTAAAGATGACTTAGTCGATACTATTATTTTGGAAGAATCTCCCCTAATAACAGTAACTTCAATACAAGAACGTACATCACAATCAGATACATACGTTACCCTAATTACAGAAAATTCTGACAGTAGTGGTAAATATGAATATGTTGTAAATAGCGACTCAGACAGCGTTACTCGCACAAGTGCGACAGGTACTAGGTATTGGGCAAAAGGACCAAAGAGTGTAAAAGTAGTATATACCGCAGGTTATACTAGCACTCCAGAAGATTTAAAATTAGCAATGTTTGATTTAGTCAAATATTATTTAAAAGATGAAAGACGAGAAAGAATGTCTATATCTGGAGCAACAGTAGAAAATCCACTAAGCTCTAGTTTGGCAGGTAATATAGGCTTTCCAGATCATATCAAGCGTATACTTGATATGTATAAAATATATAGCTAATGGCTAAACAAAACTTTGATGCAGAAATAAGAGATAAAGTAAACGAAGCTATGGATGGTGTTCGTGACCAAATGGACTCTAGCTATATTCATGATGTTACATTAGAGACTAAAGAAATGGCTCCTGCATTTAAAGCAGGTGCTACTAAGTTTGCACAAAGAAATTTAACAGCTGAACAACGAGAGCAAATAAAAAGTTTTAATACTGTATCTAATTGGACAACAGCTATTTCAACTGTAAATGGTAAACTACTTTCTACTGTTAAAAATATAAGAGCAGGGAGCAAAACATTACAAAGATTTAGTGATATTCCTGGTTATATAGCTTTTAAAGGGGTTATACTAATATCAAGTACGCAAGGAAAAGTAGTTTTAAGATTTTATAATAAACAAGCAACATCTCCTGTTAATAGTACTAAGTTTTCAACTTTTAATAAAAATTATAGACAAAAAGTTTGGGATGAGTGGTTTAATGTAAATGGTGTAAAGAGTACATCGGGCGTAGAAAAATCATCCAATATTTCAGGAGCTGAAAAAGGTGTGATCGCAGGTGAATCTCCTTTTGCACATGATACAACTGTAGGCATGAAAGCAATGCAAGAAATGAAGGCAGAGTTCGACATGGACCAGTCTTTAGAAACGTATTATCAAGGAATCTTTGCAACAGATGTAAGAACCTTAGCTTTATGGAATGCAGTTAAAGAAACATTAAAAGTAGAATGGGAAGAACAAACTATAACTAACTATAAAACAGGTTTACCAGAACTAAAAAGAGTAGTAACAGGTTCCATAGTAGGTAGACCTAAAAATTTATCTAATTCTCAAGCAGGCGATTGGGTTAACTTGAGATCTGATTTTTTAAATAAGTTAAAAGGTTTTTTAGAAGAAGCTAAGCCTTTTGGAAAACCAACAGCGCTTGAGTTCAGTGCTAGTCCTAGTTATAAGAAACAATTAGCTAGAGCTGCAGGTGAAAAAATAGTAAAAGATTTATTAACAAAAAGTAAAAAAGCCAAAGCAACAAAAACAACAAAGTATAAAAAACCCGGAAAGAGAAAAAGTACTGCAGTCAAACCTAAGGGAAAGTCAGTAGGTATTCAAGGTGCAATTACTCTTTCAAAAGAAGGAAAGTCTGGTAGACCTCAAAAAGAAAAAAGACAAAAACAAGATAATCTTTTGAAGATACAAAGATTAATAAATAAAAGATTACCTGCCGAAGTTAGAAGAAATATGGGAAAACCTGCTCTAACAAATAGAACAGGTATATTCTCAAATAGCACAGAATTAGTAAGTCTAAGACAAACAAAAGCAGGTATAAGCGGTGAATATACTTATACAAAAACTGGTGGTGGAACTAGTAAAAATAGAAAAGGTGTTTATGCAACTTTTGAGAATGAAGGAGTAAGAGATTGGCCAAGCGGATATAATCCAAAGCCCCTTATAGCAAAAAGTATACGAAACTTAGCTTTAGAGTATACTCAACAAAAGTTAGTCAGTCTTAGGAGAATTTAATGGCATCACAATATAGAACAGCACGAAAGAAAATTTCTGATGCCTTAGTAGAAAAAATTAAAGAAATTGATGGTAATTTTCCATTCAATTCAAATGTATTTAATAACGTTCATTCTGGAATGGTATTCTTAGATCAAATTCAAGAGTATCCAAAAATATGCGTAGTCTCAACGGATGAAACAAGAGAGTACCAACCGAACGAATTTAAATGGAGGTTTTTAGGTTTAGATATAAGAGTTTATGTCGAAGACCAAGATGATCCTCAAGAGGTCTTGGCACTTTTAATGGAAGACATTGAAAGAGTACTAGACAGTAATGATGTTTTGACTTATGATGATACTATAAGTCCAAACTTAACAACGACTTCCTTAACGATACAGTCGTTAAGTACTGATGAAGGAGTTTTAACTCCTCTTGGTATTGGCGAAATAACTGTAACGTGTAGGTATTAATAGAAATTACAAGCGCTGATAAATATCTAGCGAAGTACTTTCAAAGAAAATAAAATAGGAGAAAGCAATGGCTTTAAATCTATCAAGAAATACTAAAGTATTTGTGAGCTCTGTGAATGGAGTGGGTGCTACTGGCGGCGTAAAAACTTGTCACGTAACTACTGCAGGAACAGGATACGCTGTAAATGATATCGTAACATTAGGTACAACTAGTGGAAGCGGTGCAAACTTTAAGTGTATTGTAGCATCTATTACTGGTGGCAGTTCAACTGGCCCAGTAGCTACTATTCATGTTCCAAATAACTTTAGGGGAAGCGGTTTCGTTGTAGACGAAACAGCAACCGAGACACTCGTACACGTACTTGGAGATGCAAGTACAAACAAAAGTGGAGCTTCAGGGCTAGTTGTAACTGTTGACAGTGTCGCAGGAACAACAACAGCAGATGGCGGAAGAATCGGAACAGGAACTTTCAAAGGAAACGAAGTAGATGCAAACACATTTAGAGTTGGTGTACTAGACGGATATAGTTTTTCACAGGGTTCAGACTCAAGTGATGTAACTATCTCAGAGGCTGGTGCAGCACCGAACAGGGGTTCAAAAAGATTCAACGACTCTTTACCACCTGCAGAATGGTCTTTTGGTACTTATGTACGACCATTTGTTCATGGAGCATCATCTTTCAGAGTTGCAGCAGACCATGATTGTGTAGAAAACATACTATGGGCAGCTTTATCAGGTACAGCATTACCTGGCGATGCAGCAGCAGACGGACGCGGTGTAGTAGTAGGAACTACTGCTCAAGGCGGATCAGTTTGTAACTTTGCAAAATCAGATGTTCACGAACTTATGAAACTAAGTATTTACTTTGCACTAGAAAATACAACATACAGGTTAAATGAAGCACAAATTAACCAAGCGGAGGTAGACTTTTCTATCGACGGTATTGCAACAATTACATGGTCTGGAAACGCAACAACAATTGACCAAGTAAGTGAAGCAATAGAAGATCCTTCAAAATTCATTATTCAAGGAACTTCAGAAGCAACACCTACATCTGCAAATACGGATACATCGGTAGAAACATTTAATTTTGTTGATACTACCGGTCCTTCAGATGCAGATTACTTGAGAAACAAACTCTCAACTCTATACCTAGATGCTGATGCACAAGGTGGCGGAGCAGCTTCAAACGGGTTAGATAACAAAACTTATGATATTAATATCACAGGTGGTTCTTTAACTTTTGCAAACAACGTTACTTATGTAACACCAGAAACAATTGGTATTGTGGATAAACCNATCGGTTCTTTCACAGGTGCTAGATTAATTAGTGGTTCAATAACCATGTATCTAGATACCAAATCAAATGGTTCAAACCAACTTCTAACAGATATGGCCAATGCAACTGACCTTGTATCAAACGTTTTTGACATGCGTTTATTTATGGGTGTAGCTGGCGCTGTTGGATCAGATAACGATGCAATGGGAGCAGATGATTTTACTGCACCAGGTGTCGAATTTAATATGCCGAGAGCTCAGTTGTCGATACCGACAATCGAGGTTGCGGACTTAATTTCAACTACAGTAGAATTTGCGGCTCACGGAACCGATCTTCTAACTGGAGATGAAATTTCAGTTAAATACTTAGGTGCAACTTCTCATACTCAAACAGGGTATGCAAATACAGGCGCTAACGCAGTAGATAGCCTCTAAGTATAATGTCACATAGTTTCCTCAAGGAGAGTAAGCTATATATCGTATATGGCGGTAACAGGTATAGAATATTTACTACTACCGCCATATCATTTTCTCAATCATTTGCGGAAGATTCGTACCCAGTAAAGACTTTGCACGATCAATCAAA